AGCGGGTGTTGCAAGACTGGGGGCAACTAAGTTAATGTTGCCCACCACAGCGAGTTGGCTCGAGAAAGACCAGAGACGTGAAGCCGTCATTTTAACCGAGTATCATAGGTCGTGCATTGTTTCCAAAATGCCTGTTGTGTACCCTGTTCAGTTGGGAGTACGCTCGTACCAGTACGAGCCGAAACTTTATGAACCAGAAGCACGACCTAAGATGCAAGCGTTTATGAGTCCCATAGTCCACGGAGCATTCGCCCCCGTAAACAACGCCGCAAGTGAGAGGCGCTGTATTGACGGACGCGTGACGGCCCTTCGGAAAGCCGAACCAAGAGCCAATATGTTCCGGGATCAGTGTATCGAAGAATTTGCACAGCTCATTCTCGACACTGCGACCCTTGAACCCGTCTGCTATGATGTTGTGGCCAACAAGCAGACTGGCCCAGCCCAGAAGCTGTCTCTTGCGCGGGCATGTGTGCATGGTACCTGGTACCATAAAGTGTTAAAATGTTTCCTTAAAGCTGAATGTTATAGTGATGTCAAAGATCCAAGGAACATTTCGACCTATGCAGACACACCAAAACTGGAAATGTCCCAGTTTGCGCTTGCTCTATCTGAGCATTTGAAACAGTTTCCGTGGTATGCCCCTGGCAAGACGCCGTTGGAAATCGCCCACCGGGTTGCTGAAATATGCACCAATGCGGAGGAGTTTGTTAATGTTTCAGACTACCACCGTATGGATGGGACGATCACGATGGTTTTGCGCCAGGTGGATCGTGTGGTTACGATGAAGGCCTTTCGTAATCACCGGGCTCTCTTGAATGAACTACTCAAGTCGAACGTAGACAATAAAGGAATACTACCACATGGAACAACGTTCGATCAAGGGTCCTCACACGGGTCTGGATGCCCCGCCACAAGTGTCTTCCAGACCCTCCGGGCCGCCTTCACGGCCTACCTCGCCTTCCGTCACTCCCGACATGAGAGCGGCAGGTACTTCACACCCGTTGAGTCTTTCGGTAAAATCGGAATTCACATGGGTGACGATGGTCTCGATGCTGACCTTGGAGTGGATCACCACACTTGGGCTGCCAACAGCGTCGGGCTCATATTGGAGGCCAGCATTGTTCACAAACGGGAGAGAGGGGTCAATTTCTTGGCACGCTACTATTCACCAGAAGTCTGGTGTGGCTGCCTTGATAGTATGTGCGACATCAAACGACAGCTTTCCAAGTTCCATACAACAGTTCGCCTACCGGACAGCATATCGCCTGAGCAGAAGCTCGTCGAGAAAGCAATGTCCTACGTGGCGACCGACAGGAACACCCCGGTTTTGGGACAACTGTGCACACGAGTGTTGTCTTTCTCACCTTACCGGCCCGATTCATTACTTGGAGTCGGTTATTGGTGGGCAAAATACGATGACTCTGTACAGTACCCCAATGCAAATGCTGGAGGATGGATGGATGTCGAGCTTAGTCAGCACTATCCGGAATTCGACCGAGGTCTATTCGATCAATGGCTGGCTGGGACCAAATCGCTGCAGGAAGTTCTTAAAGCTCCACTGTGCGCAGAGCCCAAGCCGCCAAAGCCTACAGTCGTTGACGTCGTTGTTGATGACCAAGTGGTCGATGCACAACCCAAAGTTGAACCGGTTCCCCAGAACCCCACTAAGACAAAGAATGCGAGGACGGTCTCTATCCCCGGTAGGAAAGTGTACCGACCAAAGAAAGCAGGTGTTATTAAGTCAAAATAACAGTTTCACAGATCTAGATATCACACCTGCATGAAGTGTTGCATGTTAAGTCTGTTAATGTTTATCCCATGCAATAAAAATACCCATAAACAAAAC